CTCTTGCTTGGCTAGTGCTTCTTCTAGGGCTTTGATGGCTTTGCCCATGCGCTCAACATGATGAAACGGAAGCCCGCCGTTCCAAACTCCTTTGCACGCCTCAAGCGCCTGTTTCATTGCTTCAATGATCATGATTCTTTTCCTTTAACTTTTCTTCAGCCCAACGCGCACCTTGCTTGAACGAATAGTGATAAGCGCCACAAACCATGTGATGATCTGTTTTTCTTATTTCTTCAGCATCCAAGCCAATCCATGAACGCTGTGCTAATTTGTTTTTCAATCTAGCAATCTCAGTTTTCAATTCGCACTCTTTTCCCATATCCTCATGTGGATTACTTCGTTCACATCCAGATGACAATGCTTCACGCAATCTAGCAATAGCAGCCCTAGCGTCTTGCATAGCAAAGTGATCGTGTTTGATAGCAAAAAATCTACATTCAGTTTGAGCAACCAATTCCTTTAAAGCAGCCATTGCTATTTGCATAGTTTCTTTGTCATTCATAGCGGAGCCTCTGGCAGTTGTTGACGTTGCTGTTGTGCGTATTCTTTTACTTGCTTGGCAGTCCAAGGCACTGGTGGATGTTGTGGGAAAGGCCAATTACTCATAGTCGTCATCCCTGTACTGTTTTGGATAACCGCCAGTTCCTTTGCACTTGTAGCAACGTGAACCGTCATACATTCCCTCACCAGAGCCGTTGCAAGCTGGACAGATGTAATCATCATCGTCTTCAATGTCCAACGCTTCATCAAAGTCATCTTCTGTCATGTCTTTAAGGCTTTTCATGATTTCACCTCAGCGTCAACAATGCGAATCAAAGCAGCAATCATGTCTTTTGCTTGGTCTTTGGTCAGCGTTACATGGCAACGCGCAGCTTCTACGACCATGCTGATCCATACCTCATCACCGTGTGCGTCAACATTGATGTGTCGGCGCTTGCGTGTTGTTTCAATTCTTGTATCGAGTTCCATTTCATAGCCTTTCATTTACGTTCATTTACTCGTTCTCTTACCGCTTCAACCAACCCAACCCACAACCCTGACGGGTCGTTTTCAAGTTCCTGCGCTCTTTGTTTCGCGTAAGCAATCCAGCCCTTCTGTAAAGCCATCTTTGTCAGATGCTCCACTTGTTGCTCGAATACTTGGTTGAAATCCATCTAGGTCGCCTGTTAACTCAAGTGCTTTGTTGATTGTGTCTAGATTATAAGACAGATTATCTTTGATTCCATCAAGAATTTGCATTGCCTGAAAAAAATTCATTTGTATTCCGATTCAGCCATGTGACAAAAAATAGAACATTCAATGTTTTGCTCGGTTGGGTAGTCGCCTGCATCTGGCGGCAGTTCGTCAAGGTAAACCCGTTCACCCTTTGACTTTGTAATGCTTGCGCCAATGACACGCTCAAGTTTTGCCATGCGTTCAAAGTGTTGCGGAAAATCCACACGAATCTTGTTCCAGTAACCAGCTCCACCTTTCACACATCCTATGCAATTGTTGTTGTGATAGCCAAGGCGATACATCTCAGGCAGTTCAATGTTGGCGTTTTGAATCATTGCCAGACAGTCTTCTTTTGACAACCCTTTGTCAATCAGCGGTGTCAAAATATCCACATCATTGTTTGCATCAATGAAACGGTCTAGGCGGTGCTGTTCTTCAGCCGTGTAGCCAAATACTTGCCTGTCTGTCAGTTGCTCAAACTTCTGGCGTACCTCTTTTTTAAGAAACTTCGTGCATGGAGCGCCAGCAATTCCTACGATGTAACGATTTTTCTCAAAGACGTTAAAAATACTGCCTTGATACTTTTCGTTTCGCAGAATCTGAATTTCCTGCCCAAACCAAGCCTCACATTCTTTCAAAAATCGCTTGTTGTCTGGGTGTTCTTCTGCCACCTCGGTGTAGGCAATGATTAAAGGTAATTTGCCTGCATTTTCAGCAATGGCAAGTTTTGTAGCGACTGCGCTTGCGGCTCCGCAGCTAAACCAGCATACGATTCTCATACTTTGCCTTTCAAAAGTTCAGCCATCTTTGCTCGGATGTTTTCAGGAATTGGCGCAGCTTTCTTTGCGTCTTCCTCAATCTTGCGTAGCGCAGCGTCTTGGTTTGGTGGTGTTGGCGTTGTAACGTGAGCCACATCGTATTTGTTAACAAAGGCTTGTTTTTCGTGAATCTCAAAAACATCCTGCCAGTTGCTTGTAATTGACTTTTCAAGCACAGCCTGAATGTTCTGCCCATTTGCACGAAAACGATCAAGTTTTTTAATCAACAGTTCAACAGCATGGTCAGTCGGTACGCGCTTCATTTTCTTTCGCATAGCCAAAAACGCTTGCCAAGTTTCCAAAGGCATCCAATCTGGCAAAACAATAGCGGTAGTGCTCTTTGTCTCTTTCTTTGTCTCTGTCTCTCTCTCTGTCTCTAGACTATCATCTTGATATTGCTCTGATATCAAGTCGATATCATCTTGTTCCAGCCAATGAGACAGCTTGTTTAAGCAATCAATAGTTTGCTTTTCTGTCATTCTTAAGCGAAATGCAAGAGTTTTTGAGTTTGGCAAGCGACCATCATCTTCGCTAGCAATCAACCAGCACATGACTAGCACTTTGCTTGCAAGTGGGTCTAGTTCGTACCATTCCATGTCATCAAGAACGTCACGATACAACTTAACCCAAGGTGGTTTCCTGTCTTTAAAGTGTTGAAACTTTGTCCAGTTCTTAATTTTCATGCTGCACCGACTTTCTTGCGATTGTTTGCTACTGGCTTTGTTAAAGCCTCATTGATTGACATTCCATTGTTTAATCTATGTCGCAAACAACTAACGCCAATGTTGTATTTGTCAGCAGCTTCTGCAATCGTCATTTTTTCTCCAAATGGCTCAACAATCACATTTACATTTCTGTTGTTCATTTGTTGCTTGTGTGTCGCCCATCGGCAGTTTTCTTTGTAATAGCCTTTAGTTCCATCAATCCTATCAAGCGTCATCCATTCAGGTCTTTCTCCCATGTCTTCAACAAAATTTTCAAACGAATTCCATCGTTCGCAAACAGTAATGCCATTCAACACATAGGATTCATGCCCACCTTTTCCTTGGCATCTTTGGTGCATGGAGTGCCATGATTTGTATGTTCTAGTTTTAGCCATCCCATGTTTTGTTTTTTTCTGTGATCGTATTTTTGAACCAACACATCCACAACTAACAGAAACGCCTTTGGTTAAAGAACTTGCAATGACTGGTCTTTCTGTTCCACAAATACAACGGCAAAGCCATCTAGTGTGTGATTTTTCTCTGTCATAAAAAGAAATAGCAGTCCAGTAACCGTATTTCTTTCCTGTTCTATCCAAAATTCCAACCATATTTGCTCCCCAGCAAAAAAAAAGCCCACAGGGACAGTCTCGGCTTGCGCCGTGGGGAGACACCGCTAGTACGGTGCAGACTGCCCTTGTGGGCTTACTAGAAACATTGCTCCCCAGCAACGGTGTAACTATACACTAAATTTCTTTGTAAAAAATCCCATCTTTTCCAAGAGTTCCTCGCCTATCCTTAATTTGGTCGTAGGCATGGGCTAGACAATCTGTGAAATTTACATCCATCAATGCACAAATGTTAAGCAAAACAACAGTGCAATCCCCGATAGCATCAACAGCTTCATCATGGTTTTTAGCAATCAAAGCATCAAGAAGTTCGTTGACTTCCTCTTGTAGCTTGATTAGTTGAGCTTCTGGTGTGCTGTTAGGAATAATCTTTCTAGCTTCCGACCAACGGATAACAGCCATTTCAAGTTCAGCAAATGTACTCATTAGAAGCAGCTCGTTGTGCATTGTTGACCGTTACCAAAACAAGTGGTCGTGCAAGTAACCATCTTGCCGTTCATCATGTAGGTGTTGGTATACATCTGAGCGTTTGCGCTGATTGCAAGCGTAGCCAAGATGATTGCGATTGCTTTTTTCATTTTTTACCTTTCAGTAGTTCAGGGAAAAGAAGTTTGATTTGCCAGATGCGTGATTGTGGAATTTTGTTGTTCTCCTTCCACAGCCACACAGCCCCACGGCTTACGCCAAGAAGCCTTGCAAGCTCACTCTGTGAGCCAGCACGATTGATAAGATTATTGATGTCCATTTCGTTAGTGTATAGAAAAATTGACATAAATACAACACATCTAAAAATATTTTTGCTTTGTTGGATTTTGTCTAGAAAACTTGATATAGTTCAGTCATCCCGTAGCGCAACGCAAGCGGTAATTTAGGAAACATTATGAAAATCAACGACACCACACGCATCTACCCACGCACGATGCAAGAAGCCTTTCCAAACACAGTAGAAGCTATTGAATCCCGTACCCGTTGGGAATGGCTTGAAGGCCATGTAGACAGCATTGCTGACCAAGCTGAATTCTGGGTCTATATGGCTTGTGCTTTTGCAGCAGGCTTTGTTACTAACATTCTTTGGGGTTAAACATGAAAAACATCGCATCAGCTTTGGTCAAAGCACAAAAAGCCTTTGGCCCTGCACTAAAAACTTCTACCAATCCGCACTTTCGCTCAAAGTATGCTGACCTTTCAGCTTGCGTTGAAGCTGTGATTGACGCTCTTAACAACAACGGTATTTTCCTGTTGCAAAAGAATTACGACTGCGCCGATGGAATCATGTGCGAAACAGTCTTTGTCCACGAATCAGGCGAGATGCTGGAATGTGGCATTGTTCATTTTCCTGCTGTCAAGAAAGACCCGCAGGGTTACGCTTCTGCGCTGACATACGCCAGACGTTACAGCTTGATGGCGGCTTGCGGAATTGCACCAGAGGATGATGATGGCAACTCAGCCGCACGACAAGCAAAGACTGTGGTTGATTCAAACTTGATGGCTGACCACATTACAGCAATCCAAGACGCAACTGACGAAGCAACGCTCAAAGCCGCTTACCAAGCTGCTTACAAAGCCTGCGGCACAGATGCTAACTGGCAGAAAAAGATTATTGCGGTCAAAGATGAAAAGAAAGCGAGTCTGAAATGAATACCATCACAATCACTGTTCCTGGCGAAGAATTAGAAAATCTCAACATTGAGCTTACTTCCGAAGAAGTTGCTGCGCTTTACAAGCTACGCAAAGATCAAGCTACAAAGGTTACAGAGCTGGAAAAAAAGCTCGCAGACAAAGAGCAAACTCTTAAGTGGACATCAGAAGCTCGAACAATTGCTGAAAATGAATTGTCTCAAGCGCATACATTGCTTACTGCATTAGGTGTTTCTGAGAAAACCAATGAAGAAGAAGGTTACAACAGAAAAATGCTAACAGTAACTACACGAATTGCGCTTTACATTGCTCAAGTAAAAGGTAAAAACAATGATTGAACAAGGCTCACCAGAATGGTTTGCACAACGCCTTGGCAAAGTAACTGCCAGCCGTGTTGCTGACGTTATCGCCAAGACCAAAACAGGTTACAGCACCAGCCGTGACAACTATATGGCTCAGTTGGTTTGTGAGCGTATGACCAACACCGTAGCCGAATCCTATTCAAACTCAGCTATGCAATGGGGTACTGAAACAGAACCATTGGCTAGGGCAGCATACGAAGCCCATGCAGACGTTTTAGTGGATGAAGTTGCCATGATTACACATCCAACGATTGAAGCGGCTGGTGCTTCTCCTGACGGGCTTGTGGGCGATGTTGGTCAGCTTGAGATTAAGTGTCCTAACACGGCAACGCACATTGACACTTTGTTGAGCCAAACAGTGCCAGGCAAGTACAACACACAGATGCAATGGCAGATGGCTTGCACTGGTCGTGAATGGTGTGACTTTGTGTCGTTTGACCCACGGTTGCCAACAGAACTTCAATTGTTTGTTAAGCGCGTACCCCGTGACGATGCTTACATTGCAATGCTTGAAGAAGAAGTCAAAAAGTTCCTCACAGAGCTGGATGGCAAAATTATGAAACTCAACGAACTGAAAGCAAATCATGGAATTTCCAAAACATGAAGCTGGTTTGTCTCTTGAACACAATGAGCATAAAAACTATTACATAAGTGTTGAACAGCACATTCTTGATCTTGATTTGCAAGATGCGTTTTTATCTAAAGATGAAATGCAAGAAGCAATTGATACAGATAGCTTATGGGTTTTGCATTGGTATCCTGATACACCAGTTGGATTTTGCAGAATTGCAGCACCAACACTTGAAAAAATTTTTAACCACTTGAAAGAAAAAAATGGCAGTAATCTATGAAGTAACAGTCAAGGCTGGCACATACCAAAAAGACGGACAAGAGAAGGTTCGTTATCAACGTATCGGCTCTGTGATTGAGACAAAGAAAGGATTGATGCTTAAATTGGACTCAATTCCACTTGTTGAGAATGGCTGGCAAGGGTGGGCATATTGTTTCTCACCTAAAGACGATGCGCCAAAACAACAATCTAAGTCAACAGATTTTGATGATGTGGATTTCTGATCTACAATGATTTTTAGCTAACTCGACGGAGGACAAGGGGGATTGAACCTCCCCCCTGCTAACTTTAAACAGGTTCACGCATGAAAGGTTCATCATGATTACGCAGCAGCGTTTAAAAGAGTTGTTTGACTACAACCCTGAAATTGGAATTTTCATCAACAAGGTAAGACGTGGAAAATGTCACGCTGGCACACAAGCTGGATACCTTAACAAAGATGGATACTTCAGAATCAACATTAACAATAAGCTATATCTTGCTCATAGGCTTGCTTGGCTTTATGTTTATGGCGATCTTCCTCAGTACATTGACCATATAAACAGAATTCCAACAGACAACAGAATTTGTAATCTAAGACCTATTACAAAAAAACAAAATCAAGAAAACAGAGAAAAACAAGTAAACAACAAATCTGGTTACAAAGGTGTTAGTTGGGATACGCAAAGAAAAAAATGGTTTGTTTGCATTAACAACAATTACAAAACAGTTGGATTAGGCAGGTATGACAATCTTGAAGATGCTCATCGTGCTTATTGCGAAGGTGCAAAGAAATATCACACACACAACCCAGAGTCACAACAAATTGCATAGGAAACGATATGTTTAAATTTTTCAGAGCAAGAGCAACAGACGCAATCACCAGCTTCCAAGCGGCTGATTCAATTAAAGACGTAGCTAAGATGCACCACGAAGTTATCGTGGCTGCATTGAAGCGATTTGGCCCAATGGGTAAAGACTATATTGCAACGCATACAGGCTTGCAAAGCAATCAAGTGGCAAGGCGCTTGAGTGAGTTGGAAAAGATGGATTTGATTGAATTGACAGGAAACAAAGTTCAATCGTTAAGCGGTAGGGCAGAACGTGAATGGCGCATCAAGCCTGTTCAGCAGGAGTTGCTGTGATTACCATTTTGATTTTTGCACTTTTAATTGATTGGATGATTGATGACAATTAACGCTTTTCACCCTGATTACGTTCAGACATATATGCCAGAGTTTCTTTCAACTCTGCGATCAGAATCGACAGCAAAGCTCAACGGCGAGAAATATGGAGCTAGAAGCAGGGCTGTGCGAGAAAATGCAAGCGTTACTGTGAACACGATCAGCGTGTTTCCAAAGACTAAGGCGCGTGTCTCGTTGAAGCCGACTGAGTTTCTTGTTTATTCACGGGCAGGGATGCCAAAGGGGGTTAAATGATTAAAGAACAAGGTGGGCCAGCGTTCCCAAATGGTACAGGGTGGAATCATGTTGGCGATTGGGTTGGAGGTGGTGATGATGGCATGACTCTGCGCGACTACTTTGCTGCCAAGGCGATGCAAGGGTTGCTTGCTTCTCCAAGAACACCAACAGAAGACAAGGTTGTAACAGATACTGTTGTTGCAAAGTATGCTTATTTAATGGCAGAAGCAATGCTTCGCGCAAGGGACGAAACATGATTAAAGATTGCACAAAGTGCGGAACACCAACTGAATTTAAGGATGACCACAATAAACGCCAAGGATATTGGTGTAAACCTTGCAGAAGCAAAGCATCTGTCGAGTCAGCTAAAAAACATCGCGAAACAAAACGAAAAAACAATAACGCTTACAGCGCAAGAAACTCAAGCAACAGATCAAAAGCCACTGCAAAATGGAGAGCAGATCATCCAGAAAAAAAAGCGGCACATCAAGCAGTTCAAACGGCAGTCAGGAATGGCAAACTTATAAAACAACCATGTGAGGTATGTGGGTCAATAAAAGGAATACACGCCCATCATGACAACTACGAAAAACCGTTAAAAGTTAATTGGCTTTGTCACACTCACCACATGGATCGTCATGCAATGCTGAAAGCGAGAGAGCAATGAGTGGAAAAGGCTCAGATCAACGACCAACAGATCACAAGAAATTTAGCGAAAACTACGACCTAATTTTTGGAAAGAAAAATGAACCAGTACAAGACAGTCTTAGCACCAAATGCCCCGTGGCCCAAGTGGGAGACAGTGGAGAAACCAAAGAAAAAACAGATTGCAAATAAAATAAGCGGGTCTGACTTAGCTTATTTTCTGCAAAATGAAGCACCTAACCACTATAAAACTTCCATCAAACATCGAACCCGTGACAAGTTTTCGGGGCGATTCACGAGTAATCGTGGGATGGAAAAATAGAGAACAGCGGCTTGCAACTGTCAGAGAACAAAGGCTCTGGCGTTGCCTTAAATGTGATGAGTATTTTCAAACACTAGCAGAGGCAAGGGAACACAAACATGGATAACTTGACAATCATCATAGCAATCTTGTTGCTTGGCGCTGTTGTTTTCTTTTCCGTGTTTGCGTTCGTTCTTTCTCTGTTAGTTGCTCAAGATTGAAGCACCTCTAAGGCGTGATTGATGTGCTTGATACGGTCATCAAGTCCAATCGTGCCACCGTTGATTTTCTTGGTTAACTGAGTCCAATCACCACGCTCTGCGATCTCATTGCAGTTGTGTGTTGACCAGAACCATCCAGCAGTTAGAGATGCGAATCTTGGAGTAGCAACCAAATCAGGCTGCATGACAAAATCAACGCCCAATGCCTTACCAGCATGAAAATAGTTAGCATGACCAGTAAGCTGAATACACCCACGACCCCGAAAACGATACCCGTCACCAGATGCCTCATCACGGTTGCCCATACGACTAGCGTAAACCATGTTGGCGATTTTTCTAGGGTTTTTCTCGTAAGCATTGGCAACCTCTAAGGTGGGAAATCGTTTAGGCCACAGCTTCATTAAAGTAGCAGCACGATAGTTCAGGTTTTCCTCAAGAATCTTAAAGTTGCCGCACTCATGCCCACACTGCCCAATGAAAGCGGCTTGTTTCTTAGGCGTATCAATTCCAAAGCGGCTGAAAGTCTCGTTGAGTCCATCAAGCCATTGTGAGCCAATGTGGAGTTTTTCTAGTTTCTCAGCGGTCAGCATTTACTTGACTCCTTACTTGCTCGTAGGCTGTGATGCAGGCGTTGAGCTTGTTGATTGCCCTGTCGCCTTCTGCTGCGATTTCTGCAATAAGTCGTAAAGTCTCTCGCTCAGATTCGCTTGCTGTTTCGTTATTTCCGCTGGCAGTGGTGGCACTTGAACTGGCTTGTACGCAACCTGAGTTGAGGCGCACCCGACCAGAGTTGATAAGACGATCAAGATCAGACTGTTTTTTATTGACAACATCGTTAGCCTCTCTCAGTTGTGATGATGTTTGGTTTAAATCTTCAGCAAGTTTTTGCTCTTTCTCCCGAGCCTCGCCATTTAGACGCGCAATCTCTAACTGCATTTCCTGATCGCGTTTCACATACCCAACATGGTGGGCATAGAAGTAGAGAATAGAAGCAGCGCAGATTGCTCCGAGAATCATCCAAGGATTAGGCAGTCTCATCGTTCAGCAGCCCTTGCAAGTGCCAATTCCTCGCGCTCATGCTCTGGCTCAAGATGATTCGCAGGAGTCGTTGGCGGTGGTGGTGGAGTCCAAGATTCATCAAGTTCAGGGTTGACCCATACAGGCAACGCGCCCGATGGGTCACTTGGCTTTGGGGGCGTTTCTCCAGATGGAGTTGACGTAGAACTCACAGCGCGTTTAGTCATCACACCACCAATGCCACCAACGATGAGAAGAACAATGTCGTTCAACATCTTTAGGTAGCCTTGGTCAATAGGAGCCATTGACTTGATCGGCTGAGTTACGAAAGTCACGCTGTAAAGCATGAAAAAGACGATTCCAGCAAGAATGACAGTAACGATGCCGACCACGAAGGCCCACACCCTTACTTCAATTTCCGCTGGCGTTAGAGGCTGTTGGTTGGGCTGGCTCAATTTTCTTCTCCAATACAGGTGCGACTAAATATTCAGGGCAGGTTTGAGTGAACAAACAGCGTGGCTTCTGACACTCTGGCAAGTTGAATTTGTCAGGATTCTGACAGGTATAGCGGTATCTGTCTTCACAGCCTACCAGCGTCAGAAACAGGCTTATCAGCAATAGTTTTTTCATTCTTTCCTTTCAGCTCTTGTTTGAGTTTCCGAATCTGTCTGATCTCATATTGCATCTCTGATCTGAGTTTCATGTAGTCAACAACGACCAACATAGAAACTGGCAAAGCCAAAAACAACACAATTGATAGAGTGACTACACCGACAACAAACCAGCGCGTGTCTTCTCTAGCCATCCTAGCAACAGCATTAACCCCCACATCCATAGAATTAGAAGCAGGATTAGAGCCGAAGCTACCGCCCTGTCTATTCTGTGATTGCGAAGTAGCTCGCGTTGCCATTTAGCATCTCTTTCGTTCTTCCGTTTGAGTTGCCTAGCAAACTCTTGTTCTTCAAGAATAAGGTCGTACATTTCAAGGAAACGGCTGTAAATGTTCCGAAGTTCTTTCGGCGCATAGACCATTGCTTCCCTGATTTGAATTGTCATGTTCTCCAATTGGAGTTCAATCTCAACTCTGTCAATCGCACTATCTTCAATTGTCTCAGTAGTTTTACTGATTTCTTCCAATTCAAGGCAATGCGCTTTTAATGTCCTTCTGATCTCAAAAAATGTTTTCAGTTTCTCACAGACTTGGTGAATCGCTTGGGTTTGATATTCCTCATAACTTAACTCAACAGCCTTCTCATGTTTGGTTTTATCTGATTTTTTAACTTGAGGAGCTTGCTTGACAACATCTTGCGCCTTAGCTTCAACAACAACTGTGCTTTGCTTCTTGGGCGCAAAAAGTCCTTGTAACCAAGACCAAATACCAGTAACTTCCTTATAGATAGCCTTGGCGTCACCAATTCCTTGCTCAACAGTCTTCTTGAGCTTACTGATCTCCGCTTTCCCTTCAGACAGCATCTCACAGCCCTTTCGGACTGCCGCGACAGCCGCTTGAGCTGCCATGAGAAGGGAAATAGGGTCAATGGCTTACAGTCCTAAAAGTTTCTTAAAGAACTCAGCACCAACGCCAGGGCCAAGCAACACAACAGCCATCACTGCATAAAGCAGATATTCGATCTTTGTCATGCGTTGTTCGCCGTGGGCTAGGCTTTTGTTGATGCTCTCATAGCGCATCGCACACACTTCTTCATGTGTGCTTAGTCGTGCTTCTGTTGCGTCAACCGTTGCCATCAATTGCTCCAAGGTGTACCAGTAGCCTTAGAAGGCGTTTGTTGTTCAGCAATCTGAGCATCGTAACTAGCTTCCATTGCAGCCAATGTTTCAGCACCTAGTGCAGCTTCAACCCAACCAATCACAACAGATTCAGTAAGATCAGCATAAGGAATCAGGTTAACACCGTCTTCTTTAGCGAAACCAACTGAGCCGTAAGAGCCAACAGTGTTCTCACCTTCGGTCTTAGAAGCAGTCCAATGCACTGTGGTCACAAAACCATCAGATGTTTGACGCTCAAGTTGAGCAATTTTGAATTCGATGGTCATTTGTTCTCCAATGCTTCAATACGGGCTGTGAGTGTTGTTAGCGTAGCTTGCTGCGCGTTGATGATGGCTTGTTGTTCTTGGATGGCTTTAACTATCGTTGGCAGGATGTCGCCCATCTTGATTGATTTTTTGGTTTCAGTCTCGTTGTACTGGTATTCGTAAACCAAATCAGGAAAAACTTTCTCGAACTCTTGTGCAATAAAGCCAGCAACATTTTTCTGGTCGATTCCTGTATTTTCTTTCCAATCAAAACGCCGTGGCTTGAGGGACAAGATCTCAGACAAACCCGTTTCCAAACCTCTAATATTTTCTTTCAGGCTTTCATCTGAAATAGCTGTAATGCTTGTACTTGTAGCGTAAACAGTTCCACCCATGCCAACATAAAAACGGTATGCTCCCGCAGTTGATGAATAAACGTGTGATGTGCTATTACTATTTGTACTAGAAGCTATAGTAGAAAAAACAGCTCCTGTAGGATTAACTTCAAAACCAACGACAGTATTTCCAGATGTTGTTTTCCCCACCAGCAAGTTACCGCTGGAGTCGATACGCATACGCTCTGTTTGAGTAGCGCCATTACGAAAAATCTGCGTGTCTGCGTCATAGTAGTTAGTAGATGTTCCGTTATAACCGCAAAGCATTTGCGCCCAGTTTGCGCCGTTGTTGAGGGCACGAAAAACAGGCTGAGTTGTGCTTGTAGACGCAATGTCAACTTTTCCAGCTGGAGAACTCGTACCAATACCTACGTTACCTGCAAAGTAGTTATCAGCAGTACCAGCTGCATAGAAGTTATAACGACCTGTACCAGATGCAATGTTGCCGTAGAAGCCGTAGTTGTTAGTAGCGCCTGTTAGTGTTGATGCTGCTTGGAATCCATATTGGCTGGTAACAGTAGAGCCTGCTCCAATGGTTGATTGGTTTGCAATATAGTGATTTAATGATGTAAGGGCAAATGCAGAAGCAATCGTATTTACGCTCGTTTGAAAATATGATGCCGCTGCCGTTACATCCGCTTGAATCTGTCCACCGCTAAACACACCGTAGCTTGATGTTGACCCAGTAATGCCTTTAGAAATACGAAGGCTTGTGTTTGTTAAAGAGGTTGAACCAATACCTACGTTACCAGAGCTGTCAACACGAACTCTCTCAGTACCGCCTGTTGTGATGCCAACAGTATCAGCAGCAGGGAAATAAACACCTGTGTTCGTATCACCAGAAGTCGTGATTGCAGGAGCAGTAGCACTGCCACCAGTTACGGTAAGAACACCGCCAACAGTCACAGGGTCACTAGCAGCGCCAGTTTGAAAGTCCTTTAACTGAGCCATCAACGCACGAATGGCGTTATTGATACCGCTAGGCGCACAGCCCTCATCTATATTTATGGATGCAATGTCTGTGTTTGAGTTTGCGGTACTGCTGTACTCGCTGATTTTGGTTTTTGCCATTTATCTCTCCGTTAATCCGAATGAAGCGCCATAACCTGCGGCAATGGCTTTGCGTTGAAGTTCTTTGCTCAATGGCTCAACACTTACAACAGATGCCTTTGTCATCAGCTTTGATGCAAGTTTAGGGTCAAGCATTGCATCCACCAACAGCTCACGAATCTGATCGTCTGTGCCGTTGTAGAGCCAATTCAAAGGAGCAGCGACCTTATTCACAGCTGCTGGAACTTCTCCAAACATCTGCTTGCCAATGAAAGCGCCAATGATGTTTGCTGTGCTTAGATTCTTGAATGTGTCTGAGCCAGGCGTTTTTACCGCTCTGTTCAAGACGCCAGAATCTAAATCTTCTGCAACTTTTTTCAACACAGCCAATTGAGTGTTGGAAAGATTTGTTTCCTTCTCAGCATTTCTAATTGCGCGTGTAAAAGATGGCTGAGAAATCATGTAGTCACCAATCCGAGATGGATCTGGCGTAGTTGACAACACTTTCCCACGGAACTCTTGAGCCGCCTCAAGTTTCTCAATGCCTTTGCTTGATTGAGCGTATTTCTTGAGATAGTCCTTGTAGCCAGGAGCAGCAGAGTCAATTGCGTCATCAATTGAACGAATGACTTGTTCAAGCTGTCCTTTTGCCAAGCTGTACGCAGCACCATCTTTATCCAAACGACCCTGAGAAGCATCACGCAAGTCTTTGCGCACTTCATACAGACGCTCTGGGGTTGTGCCACGCTTGATTTGTTCTTTAGCCCAATTCATCGTGCTTTCAACGGTAGAACGAGCGCCAGCACTAGAGCCAAGAATGTCATCAATTGTCTGGTTCACAGTAAGATTGACAGCAGATTGGAAAGTCTCAGGGCTGACTGTTGATTTGGCAAACGCAGCTTCACGCAATGGAGCAGTTACATCATCACGCTTTGCAACGGCAGAATTTAATGCTTCTTTGTCTTTTGCCAAACGGTCTAAGATAGCCATTCGAGCTTGATTTGCTTGCGATGCTTGAGCGCCAAACTTGCCTGTTACATCCAATGCGCGAATTGGTGTTTCAGCAGCGATTAGACCAACGTCACGGCTTGCTTGTGCTGCGGTAGGCGTGTAACCACCAATAGGAGCTTGATAGCCTTCCATCGCCTTAATAGCAGTCTCAGGCTCACGCGATAACTGACGTAGAACGCCACCAGCGATTGCCTCGCGACCAGCTTGAGTTGCTGGCCTCACAACCTCTTTAGCAGCACGACCAACAGCAGGGCCAAGTGCCATTGCGCCAGAAGGAGTTGCAGCGCCACCAATACTTGCAATCAACTGCATCAATGGGCTTGCATCGCTTTCACGCGCAGCACCACCAGCTAGAGCGCCACCAGTTGCGGCAACAACTTGAGCTGGAACATTCTCGGCAACCATTGATGGATAAGCAATTCTTGCTGGCGCGTTTGAAACGAATTGAGCGCCTGTCATTGGCCTGCCAGTAGCAATGAAATCTCTTACAGCTCCACTTGAAACTGCCTGTGATACGCCTTTTTCAGCGGCTGGCAACATACCAGTAGGAATTGCGGCACTCAAAAGTTTTTGAGCAACTCCAACAGGAGCAGCAACACCGCCAATGGCAGCAGCTGATTCAGTCATCAAACGCTCTGATGGAGTCTCAGCTTTTGGAGCGCCCAAAGAAGATAAGAAATCACCAAATGCCTCGGCTTGAGGCTTGTAAACCTGACGACCAGCAGCAATGTTAATCAGACTAGCAGGAACATCGGCAATCATTGCTGGCAACGATGCAGCACCAGTTAAAGCGCCACGGGCTGTTAAGCCAAGATTACGCAATAAATCGCCTGTTGCTTCAACAGTAGGCTTTGGCTTATCAAAACCAAAAGCGGCTCGCACTTCTTCTTTTGCTGTCATCTTTTTAGGAGCAGCAAGTTTTGGTTCTTCACCAGCAAGAATTGCAAGCGCAGCGTCTGACATAGAAGCCATGTCGCCATTGGCTAATGCTTCTAAGTCCTTATCTGACAGTTTGGATAAATCAGGTGGCATTATTGACCTCTGCGTTTCAAGAGTTCAGCGCGAGCCGCGTCTGCAATGCTAGGCATTTGATTTTCAACTTTAGGGCTGAAAACATCAGCGTAAGGATCTTTGATGAAATCACCAGTTCCACCCAATTGGGTCGCCAATGACTTGTAGTTTGCTTGATCTGCTTGCAGTTGTTTCTGGCGTTGTTTAACCATTGCACCAGCAACAGAATACAAACCTTTACGTTCTTCAGGCAGCAATGAACCACCTTCAAACACCTTTTGAGCGTAAGCCTTGACCTCATTAGGAATCGAGCGATTGCCAAGAATTGTGTTCTTATCACCCTCTTGCACAGCGCCTGATGGGTCATAAATCTTACCGATGTTGTAAATGATCGCACCATCAGCAGCTTTGTTGCCTTTGCTTGCCTCATCAATCGCAGCACCAAGAGAACGGAAACGGTTTGCAACTTCAGTTGCACCACTATCCTTAACAACGCTGCGCCAATCTCTAAGCAAATCGGCTTGAGCTTTAGCCACTGCTGTTGGGTCTTTGAGATCAACAGCGACCTTTGGAGCTTTCAAGGACTCTTGACGATCAATATACTGACCAATCATTAAGCGCTCTTGTGGAGTGACTTCAGCAAATGGCTTATTGATCCCGAGAACTTGCATTGCCTGCTTTACAGGGCCAGCCAAATCCTCTTTTGCTTGACCAGCAACAGTGCTAATGCCTGTCAATGGAGAGATCTCGACCAATTGGCCGTTAACTTCTTTGTACTCAGGTTTATATTTGGCATAAGTCTCAGGAGAAACCAAAGCCAAACGAGACAGAGCTTCACGGTTAATAGTCGATGGAGCTTGCTGAGTTGGAATTGCGCCAGTTTGGAAATACTGACCGATTTGTTCAGGAGCACCAGACCAGTTTTGCTCAACAGCGCCAGGCTGGATTAGGCTAGGCAAGAACTTACGCACTGCCTCTGCTTCTTGCTGTTTACGAACCAACTCACCAACTTGCATTGCAGCCATCTTCTCTTGAAGACCTTGGTTCAAAGCAGATTTGTAGAGTTGTTGACCAGCTTGCAAGCCTTCAGCAATAGCCAAAGCGCCACCAGTAGGAGTGCGACTAGGAGCGCCAGCCTTGAGCAAAGCAGCAGCCATACCGAGATTGGATTGACCTTGTGCTTGTTCTTGCAGTCGGCGCAGCTCATCAGAGCCAAGCAAGCCGCTTAGATAAGCAGGTGTTTCACCGTAAAAAGAGTCTAAGAGTGCCATATTAGCCTTTACGCAGGAGTGCTGCCCCAATTTGACAACCAGTTGTAGGCATTTTGCAACCCACCGATCTTGTTATCGCCTGTTCCAGTTGCGCCCAACTTATCCAACCCACTCAGCAATTGAACGCCAAGCAAACCAGTACCCAAAGCCGTAGCCGTTGGGTTAGTGAAATATGGGGTTTGCGCAGTAGTGGTTTGACCTTTTGGAACTAAGCCAATGTTCGACAGATAGTTTGTCAGTTGAGTTTGTGGCAATTGTTGCTCGTAGCCATAACGAGCCATGTCAGCAGTCAATGCTTGCTGTTTGTAGCCTTCGCCCAATTGACCAGCCGCCAACATCTTATTGATGTCAGCATAGTCAGCTTCAGCCAAAGCTGGCGCACCAAACATTGCTTGCTGTTGACGAGCGCGTTCGTTTGCATAATTCTCATAGGCAAGTTGTCCAGCAGTGCCAGTGAGTTTCTGTGCGAGTTGACCAGCAGCAGCGCCTTGCAGGTTTGTCATAGCACCAGAGCCATAACGACCAGCCTTAGATGCGGCAGATGTAATGTCACCAATTGCTTTGTTGAACTCGGTTGTTGCAGCTTGTGCAGCAGGCTGGAAAGCACCAGAGAAGAATGGATTTCCACCCAAATAGTCGCCTTGGATAGTGCCAAGCAATTGCTGTTGTGCTGCGCCTGTCAGTGGGCTACCAGCAGAAGCGCGAGCCTGCAATGCTTGCAAACCAGTTTGCGTTGCCTCAGATGGGCTGACGTAGGTTTGACCTTGATAGTATTTTGGGCCACCAGCTTGGTACAGACGTTGAGCCTCTTGCAGTCCATAAGTCAAATATGGCTGAATTGTTGGGTCAATCTGTGTTGTAGATGTGGATGTTGTAGTTCCGACTGCCATAAAAGCACCTTTCTTTTCAAAGGACTCCGAGGCGGGTCATCCACGGAGCCATTATACAGTTATCCGACAATAATGTAAGCAAACGTTTTGTCAGATGTTGAATTTGCAAAATGGCTAAGAGTAGCCGTTCCCTTACCTATTTCGCTCACATAGACGTTTGAATACGACAATGGAGCAACATAATTAACCGTGAAGATTACGGCTGGAATTGAAGGTCTTGGGATTACCAAATCAGCAGCATAGCTTTCTAGCTTTACGTCTGTACTTGATACAGCGCCAGCAATTTCAACATAATCACCAGCATTGCAATCAACAAAAGTGTTTACAGTCCCAATCAAGTGGCTAGGAACGCCAGCAGACTTGCGAATAGCAAGGTCAAACCGACTTCCAGACCTAACTAGATCAGTACCATTTTTCCTAAACCAAACATCTGCATACTCAAGTGAATTAGCATAGTTAGCCAATTGCATTGAGAACTGAAAGTTATATAAACCCTTGTTTCTGACGTTTATGCGTGTCGTGTTTGACAAATAAACGCCATTTGAAAACTCAGTCGTGTCAAACTCTACAACGGCAGATGTTCCAGTTGAAGGAGCCACCTGATCGTTGTTGTTTGTAAATTGACCATAAGGCGCTGTGTCAGCTTCTGCCGCATCAGACCAAGGGATAACGATAATCTTTGAATCGTAGCCGATGCGCTCGTCTGTTATTGTCGTGGTCGTGGCGTTACCTGTTGCCAATGTCACAGTTCCGTGATTATTGGTCTTTCCGTTCATTATCCCGTTGACGATCTCAGCAACAGCGCGTTGGTCGCCACCGAAAGGCGGTAACAGGCGGAACATCAGCGCACCCCACTTCCAACAATGTCAATATCCACAGCAACAGCAGATTTCCAGCGGTCGCCAGTTGGATTGACTTGGATTCGATGGTATTTGCCTGATCCCCTTAAAGAAACTCGGTTATCGCTGTCAGCGGCAGAAGCAGTGTTAAACGTCACGTTTTCGCTCAATAAGCGGCGTGAAGCCACAGCCACAGTTGCAGAGCCTTGATCGACTTGCGGCCTAGCCAAAGTCACCAAAGACTGACCACCAGCCTCAATATCACCCGTCTCGATTCGAGCTGTCATCGGTGTGCCTGTGTAGGTCATTACCTTTGTGGCGTAAGTTCCACCTAAGAAATACTTACCACCAGCAAACAGAATTGAATCAAGAGGCGTATCCAAAGCGTCAATTGATGCGCTCAGAGTGTCCAATTCCTCAAGCGTAGATGAGGCAGTAGACGCATCAGAAATGTAGTCTGTGCCTGCGTCTGTGTAAGTCCACTTCTTTGTTGAGAAGTTGTAGACGATCAATTTACGGCTTCCGTCTTTACTCTTGTAGTTCCACAAAACAAGTTTGCGAACTGGGTCAACTGCTGCTGACATAGTTGCATAGTCTGCTTCGCTTACGTCATCCAAGAACCAACGATCAACCTTCTCTGAGCCAATAGGCAGCACTTGTTGACCATCACACATATAGAAACCATCGTCAGACAAGAAGAACGTCACTCCTTGGAGTTGAGCAATCGAGCCTGAAACCATACAGCCTTTGTTTCGGCTGATATTGTCAAACTGGAAAATGAACGGCGTTCCAACGTAACTCATACGGTGGATGCTTCGCTCCAACAAGACTAAACCGAATTCACCACCACGGATGCCCATGATCTGACCGCCATCGGCAATGTCTTGGAAATCAGATTGATTGGTTGATGAAGGTGTCCAATCTGTCTCATCGTTGAAACCAGACCAGCGCACTCGGTATTGCTGTTGTGCAGCGCTTTCGTAGGTGTTAGCCACCACAACGAAATCACGAACCACAGTGATGTACTTAGCCACAGGCGCAGCAGCATCAAGGTCAGCAAAAGCAGACGATGAGCCTAGTACCCAAGATTGGAGTTTCTCAGAATTGTTTGTTGCGATGATCGTGTCACCAAACTGAGTGAAGCGGAATCGCTCCGTTGCTGCTGTCGTATAGCCTGAGTTTTCCTCAGTCAAAACACCAACACCAGAAACTGTGTAGATCTTTGTGCGACCAGCAGCGAACAATTTGGTGACGCCATCAGGCTGTTTACTAGCAAATAAACTCGTTAGATTCTCGCTAGCAGCCTCAGAAAACTCAACAGATTGAGGAAATGGGCCATAACCAACAGCTTGAGAAACGCAGTTCTTTGCATCTGTCAGAGCGCCAGTGATGCCAGGCTGATCTGGCAACCACTCGCTGAATTGGATTCTTTGTGTTGGCATACTATCCCTGTCTTAACCATGTGTTTGAACTGGCTGATTGCGTTGTCCATGTACTCGTAGAAACAGACGCATCTGACCATTCATTTGAATTTGCACTCACCTGTGTCCAAGTGTTCTCGTTTTGCGATACATCAGACCAAGCGTTTGAAGTATCGGCAATGTCAGACCAATTATCGCCCAGACGATTCCCACTACAAACAACAATAGCATCGCAGGATATATTGCCAGAGAAGTCAAAAACCGCATAAGCGTTAGCCTCAAAAGTTGCCTCACACTCAACACTTGCCACACCATCAGCGGTAATACCACCAAGAGCAGAAACCGTAGCAGAGCATGAAACTGAGGCGTCAGCTTGACGCACTCGGACAGAATCAGCGGTAACCGTAGCGGCAGACGTTACAGACGCAACACCATCTAGTATTAGCCCACCCATTGCCTCGACTGTTGCCGAGCATGAAATGTCAGCAGAAGCGATAGCAATACGCTGACCAGCAGCAGAAACGCTTGCAGAAGCGCTTATATCTGCACTGGCAATAGCAACCCTAGTACCGTCACAAGAAACGCTTGCAGCGGCGTTTACAGATGCGTCACCAAGAGCAACCCTGATTGCCTGACAAGAAACAGTCGCAGAGCAGCTGACTGCACCAGCGCCAGCAAATGTGACTGTTGAATCTGACGATACGGTAGCAGTCGCATTGACCGAACCGTAAGCATCCCACAGAGTAACAGACGTTGTGTATAACTCGCTGTCAAGAGACAGGGTTAAGTCGTCAAGACTAGCCTTGAGATTATCTAGGCTGTCAATTGTCCACGGTGGGAGCAGGTCAGCCATATCACGCCAATGTCACACTCAATGAACCAGAGGCGATGCGGAAAACGTCACCAGTGGCAATTGTTTTAGAAGCATCCAAAGCTGTGTGGTACAACAAGTTGCCAGCAGTAGACGCATCACGGATGCCAACGTGGGTAACAGTACCCCAAGAGCCACCAGCTTGAGGAAACTCAATGGCTGCGCTGTTTGTTGTCACACCGTTAGAAGGAGAACCGAAAGTGATCGACTGACGGGCGTAAGAAGTACCAGAGACCTCTGTGCCTGAGTCTGCATCAGTTGGGTCGCTTGTATAGAGCGCCAAATAAACAGTGGTTGGAGTTGTGTAGCTCGTATTACGCAGCGTGGCGTTAATCAGAGCGTTCTCAAGATAGTTTGACATTTCAGCCATGATTTACCTCGTTGCTGTTGACATTGAAAGTGGAACACCCGAATACTGAGCTGATTCGTCAGACTTAGTAAGGGTAGAGATTGCGCGGTCGTACATAGTTCCCCATGTATTGATGCGCTGATCGTTCATTAAATAAGGCTCTGCTTCAATCAAAGAAGCATATAGCAAAGCGTCAGGCGCGTTAGCGATAAACGCATTGCTTGAATTTGTGTCGCTCAAGAACTCAGGAGCAGCGTAGTACAGCATTTTTACTGTGTAGGCTGAATCAGGAACAGGAGCGAACTGAAACTCAGACGCAAGAATAGTGTAATCAAGCGGTTTGCCGCTTTCTGTCACACGCGCATTGCGGCTGAAAATAGAAGGGCTTGAGTAAGTCAACGGTTGTACTGGGTTTGTTGACAAAATCAGATCACGGATTTCAATGAAGTCTGAAGGCAGCGCCACGGTAGACGTACCAGAGACAGTTGAAGTGGTCACAGATTTGAGCATCTGGCGAATACGCAACTCACGGCGCAGGCGCAACTCAGCAAAACGGATGAAATCAGAGATTTGATCTGTCAGGTCTGTACGAGCCAAGTAATTGGCTACCGTAGTCTTTAAATCAGAGTAAGTGGCAATGGTCATACATCATCCCAACCGTATTCATATGTTCCAATGTGACGAATGTGCTTTGAGAGATCATGGTCTACAACAGTCTTGAAACCAGAATCAAACGCTTTTGCACAGAAATAAATGTCTTCGCCTATTGTCCCACCTTTGTCGGTCTGTTCAAACCAAAACCAAGGTTTTTGTGTCTTTTGGAAAACTTCTTTTCTGATAAGAACCATCCCAAAACCAACACCCATGACTTGCTCAAGACCTGTTTTGTCCTTGCTCGTAACTTTGACCAGATCATTATTTTCGTGGTCAATGTCCAAAGCAGTAGGCAAACAAGGAAAACGGCGAGTGGTCGCATTAACGCCAACAATCGGCAACTTACGAGACAAAAGAATCTGAAGCGCATCTTTAGGGAAACGCATATCAGAGTCAATCCAAAGGATAGCGTCAGCGCCATCCTTTAGAGCTTGTTCGGCAAGTCGTTCACGCTGATTGAAGATCAAAGTGCCAGGCACTTGATAGATCATCAACGAACCGCCTTTAGCGCATCGAGTAACACCCTCATACGCGCACAGTTTCGCTAAGTCAAAAGCAAACCCTGTCATGACAGTATCACGGCAGGGAACGCAGATAGCTACCTTCATAGTTGTCCTGGTCTTGTTCTAAAGAACCGATTATCAGGGTCATTCAAGAAGGCGCGAAACCTTTTTTCATCAATCACAGCAAAACCTCGCATGATTCCCTTTTTGTTTAGGTCATCAATGACCGCATTAGGAATACTTGCGACTTTTGTCCATTCACCCCACTTAGCTTTCTCATCAATGGCATTAAATTGAGCTTTGTTGCTCTCAATAATCCCAGAAATGTCTTGCTTAGTTTCGATGAAATACTTTCCATCAAGATCATGGAAATTGGATGTTTTACCGTCTTGTGAGAATATGTGGCGCATAAGAAAAGGGGGGTGATTAGCCCCCCAATGTTATCAAGAAGTCGACAAGTCAGCGGCGATGCCGTGAGCTGCTTCGTTACGCATTTCGAGTGTCAACTCAGCCAAGATCTGAGTCTTCTCGCTGTCGCCAGCCTTAGCCAATTCGTTGGTTTGGAATGGGCGCAGGTAAGCAACTGCTGCGTATTCTGGATCGAGAACCAGAGCGTCACGGGTACGCATGAAGCGTGAAGGAACAACGCTCACAGTACCAAAGTCGCTCATGTAAACGTCAGCAGCGCCGATGATGGTTGTGGGGCCATCAGAAGGAGCCATGAAACGTTGTGCAGCGATACCAGCGAAAGCCGACACAGCTTGCTTCTGGAATGGGCCAACCATCAAAATCTTGGGGTTGCCACCAGAGCTGTAAACCTTCTGAATCACATCCTTCAAGATGGTTTCAGTGAAAGCGCGTTGAGTGCCATCAGTACGGGTAGAAGTACCAGCAGTTGTTGGGTCAACACCAGCAGTAGTACCAGAAGACTTGTTTGTGTTGGTCTTAATCCAAGACAACATTGCGCCCAAAGTGCGAGCAGTAGACGAATCACCAGCCGACTTGCCTTGGTTGGCAGTCAAGATAGTTTCGATGTCGCGCTTGAGTTCGGCAGATGCCTTGCTCAATTGGTAAGCCTTTTCGCTCTTACGACCAGCTTTGTCCACAGACTCCAAAGTGCCAGAGATCTTGATGGTCTTTTGAACGATCTGAGTGTAGTTACCCAAACGAGTGGTGGGTGACATAGTAGCGTCAGAAGCGTCAGCACCTTCAACAGCAGCGTTGGCAGTTGTAGCAGCAGCCAAGCTGTCAGTTTGCCACTCGTGGTAAACAGCAGTAGCTTTAGCGCGGGCCAAAGTGTTCAACAATGGGGTGTCGGTGGGGCTGATGTCATAGATAACATCTGACAGGTCTTCGCGGTTACCGATAGATTGGTAGGTTTGATATGTAGCCATTTTTAGCTCCTATTTACAAGAATTTTTCAAATACTCGCGCTGCGTCACGAACATTGCCCGTTTTCTTCAGCTGCGAGTGCAGTTTTTTGTTCTGCTCTGTTTCTGCGTTTCGTGGCGTAGATGTACCCGCTTTCATCATCTTCGGAGCTGCTTCCACTTTCTTAGTGATTGAAGGCTTATTGCTCTGAAGTTTCGCGTACTTCATACCATGATACAGACTCAGAACAGCGCGTGAGTCGTACAGTCCTGCAAGCTCTTGGTCACTCCAACCGATAGACTTGGCGTAATCCCGAATATCCTTGCGGATTTGGTCGCCTGTCTTTGGGTCTCCGTAACCAGGGATGGCTGAAGTCAATTTCTGACTTTCTTCAGCGAGATGACTTTGCAGGCGCTCAGATTGCTCGGCTTGTTGCTGTTGTGCAATGCGTTGCTGCTCTTGTTGCAGGACTGCTAATTGTTTCTCTCGTTGTGCCTGTTCAGCGACCTTCACGGCATAGCCAATCGGGTCGGTTTCCTTTAAAGCCTCAAGATTTTCACCTTTGTTCTGTTGCTGGAGAAATTGCTCCATCATTTGCAGACGTTGGGCGTACTGATCTCGTAATTTGTTTGCTTCCTGAATTTTCGCTCGTTCGGCTTCCACCGCTTTGCGTTCTTCAGCAAGTTTCTGGGTTTTCTTGGTGTAATCCGCGCCTAATTGGTAGCCCTCAATAAGCTCAGTCTCAGTTACTTCACGATCTTCACCAGCGGCTTTAACGCGGAAAGTTCGTTTAGGCTGTTCTTCAGCTTCTTCAGAATCTACCAACTCGGACTCAGATTCCTCAACATATTCCTCGGCTGCTTCTTCAGTTTCAGGTTGGCTGTTCTCAGCGCCCTCTGCTGCATCCATCATGCCTAGAAATGCTGCTGCGGCTGTGTCCACCGTCAGCGGCCCACTACCTTGCGGTGTCGTGTTTTCGCTCATTTGATTCCCAAATTGTCAGCACTAACCGAGTGCCACGGGTAACTTACGTTACAGAATCTTCCAGCGCTTTTTGGCAATCTCGCTTGTAGCGGCAATTGACTCAAAATGCGCGATAACCAATTGTAATGCGTTAATCCTTGAATACGCAACTTCTCTTACATCAACCTGATCTGGTGATGAATGAACAATTGTTTGCAGTTCAGAATTTTTCAAGGCTTCAATCTCGCCCATGAAAAAATCATCACGCAGTAAGTTCTTAGCGAGTTGCGGTTTGTCCAAGGATTGACCCTACGATTTGGTTAATGTCAACGGGCGTACCCATTGGCGTTTGTTGTTGACCAGCAGCAAAAATGTCATTGAATGACATATTGCGCTGACTTGGCAGGTCTTGCCATTGCGTACCGCCAAGCATATTCTGGTTGCTGAAGATTGATTCTAGGTCAATCGGAGCAGCAGAAGTCGCATAGGTTGGTGACTTCCATTCTGTTGGAACTGGAACAACCGCATATCCACTATTGGCAAATGTTTGATTTCCGCCAGAAACATCACTCAATCCAAGAGGATCGCCAGTTATTGCGTTAATCAATAAGCCTGCCCTAGCAGCGTTCAGAGCCTCTGAGAAAGTTAAGCCAGCGGCAGCAGCAGATGTTGCAAATACTGGACTTGCGGAGTTTGCCAAATCAATAGCAGCAGCATCCCATGCAGCGTTTTCTGCTGCAATGGATGCGGCCTGTTCTGCTGCGGCGGTTTCGGCAGCATCAGCGGCGGCAACGTCTGCGCCAGCAGCCATTGTTGCGCCATCTGCGCTTAGATACGCATTGATCTCAGGAGAGTAGTAATAACCAGCAGCAAGCAATGCCGCAGTAGTCCATCCGCCTGGCAATGTGCTGCGAACAGTGCGATCAAGACCCGCGCCGAGATCCTTTGCAGTATCAATAGCGCCTTGGCCTATATTGCCGACAGATTCAATTGCATTGCTTGCAATTCTTACAGGATTCAAAGAACCTAGACCCCATCCCATATATTCTCCTTACCCTGGTATTTCAACGTTAGAAGTGATGCCAGCGCCGACCTTCATCGCTTTGAGTCGAGCCTCTGCCATAAATTCTTCTTCTTTGAGTTGAAGTTGAGCAGCAGCCTTTTCACGCTCCAATTGGATCTGAGCAGCGTTCTTTTCACGCATCAGTTGCAGATCAGCCAAAGCCTTTTGCTGTGCCAATTCAATGTCAGCTTGAGCCTTCATCTGTTGAGCTTGAATGTCAGCCTGAGTCTTAGCCATGTACGCTTGAACTTCAGGCGGAACTTGCTGTTGTTGCGGTTGTGGCTGGCTCATCATCTGATCTTGTTCGGGCGTGATGTTCTTGTAGAACTCAGCAGAATCCTTAAATCCAGCAGCTTCAACCATGCGACCCAAGGTGTTGCGATATTGACCCATCGACACCATTGGATTGGCTGGCCCCATCTGACCGAGGATCTGCTCTTGTTTAGCCAATACCATGTTTAGCATTGCCATTTGCTCCTGACGGTTGCCAGCACCCAAACCTACGTTAATGTCAACATCGTACTGATTCGACCATTCACGGGGATCGAATTGAACATACTGACCACGCATCCGGACGATACGGGCTTTGTCTTGGTACTTGCACAAAAGATGCAAGATGCCTTTAAACAATGACTTAACGCCTGTCTCAGCAAAGATTCGAGCAATCATCTCGATCTTTCCTGCGGCACTTTGTTGCATAGAAGCAACAGCGGCGGCAGTTACGTTTTGCAGGATGGATGGGTCTAAGCCTTGGCTTGCCTCGGTTACGCCTGTGCGCTTCTGTTGGATTGAATCCAAATAGGAGAGCATTGGGAAAGCCTGACCTGCCATTGATTGAACGGTCAATTGTTGGACAGCGCCAGCAGACTTAACGCGAACAACACCGCCTGCGGTAGAAGTCAGCAAGTCATCAAGGTTTACTTGACCATCAACGGCAGTAACGCGAGCGTTGTTTGTCAGATACAAGTTATCCAAGATTTGACGAGTGATCGTGGTCTTGATTAACTGAATATCCATTGTTCGGTCTGCCATTGACTCGCCAAAGAACTTGTGAGGCGTTGGGATTGGGCAGATTGAGTGGAAAGGAACGTAATCGGTTTCTTCGTCACTCAGGATTTCGTTTGATGCGTAGAAGACTTGGCGCAGTTCAGCGATACCGTCACCGTCTACGTCAGCGCGTACATAACACTCAAACACCTCAATGGTCTGCATTGAGTCATCAAGGCTTTGTGCATCGTCAGGGTTCTCACCGTTGCTGACACGAGCCAAGTATTCAGGCGAGAAAGTCAAAGAATCTGACGTTTGCAAGCCGTTCACAATGTCCTTATCAAAACCCATTGCGATCAAGTCGCTACGGGTAATCAGGCGGCGATGAGCCACAAAAGGAGCGTCTGAAGGGCTACGCTTGGCGCGTTTAGAGATCAAGAACTCCTCTGGCGGGATATTCTCAACAACCACGTTGCCAGACTTCTTTTTCTTCTTTACTGTGACGCTGTTAGACGTATACATCACAGGCTTACCCATCTGATCTAGCACAGGATTGCCAGCAGGGTCTTTGAGTTCGTTCTCGACTACCTCTTTCTCAACCACTTCCATAGTCTCGTCAGAAAGAAGCATTGCCAGCTCGTCATCAGACAGGTCGCGATACTTTTCTTTCGTAACGTCTTCCTTGTCTTCCCAATAGGCTTTAACTACGCCAACCTTTTGCAAGAGAGCGTCTTTAAACCAATCGTGCAAGATGATTACGCCATCGTTGTCACGCATGAACACCCAATTAACGTACTCAGTCGCTTGTTTTGCGCCAGCTTCGTCTTGTGGGCCACGAGGGTCAAAACGCACCACTTCATCAGAAGCAGAGAAGATGCGAACCAGAGAAGGCAAAGCGCCATCAACGGCTTCTGCAACTTCTCCAGTAACAATTGAGGATTTGCCCTCGACCTCGTTGCCGTAGGGCTGGCGCAGATACGCTTGAATAGCGTCTGTGCGTTGTTCTGTGGTTTCTGTTTCTAAGAAACCGATGGAGTTATCAATCTCCGACTCGATGATCGCTTTCAGTTTTTCCTGATTCATCTTTTACCTTTGGTGGCCTGCCCATCTTTGGGCGTTGCTCCGATTGTAATGCGTTTACCATATTTTCAAGCAAATCAATTCGGCGCTCAAGTGCCTCGATTCTACGGTTGTCAGGAATATCGCCTTTGCGGATTATGTAGTTCATACGACCCATTTCTTTGGTTGGTTGATAGATTTACCCCATGACGAGCCAGATTCATCAAGCCCGACAGCGAGATAGCGGAAAGCGTCAGCAGCATGGGAGTGCTGATCGTGAAGCGGTTTATTACTAAACATCTTCGTGTTTGGGTCTACGTCATATCGGTAATGGCGTAGGTTTTGGAGTCCGTCAGCGCACCTAGTTTCGTCAAAGAAACACCTGTCCAAGAGCATACGGGCGGCGTTGATACCGTCAGCAATAGACAATTTAGGCGTGATTCTTACTGGTTTTCCCATTGATTCAAGAATGTCCTTGACCGATTTACCCGTCATATTCTTATGCTCGGCATCGTGTGGGAGCCACCAATCCTTGTAAACGTAGCCTTTGTCTTGCAGGACTTGGGCATAGTGGTCAATTGGCTTTTGGCAGTTTTGGTAGAAATCAATGACTCTGACCTCACCGCCTGAGATAGCCTGGACAAACCAAATAGAAGTCATGTCAGCCCAACCCAAATCCCAGAAGGTTTGGACAGGAATGGTCTTGTCAATAATCAACTCACGGATTCGCTGATCTTCTTGGGCTTTTCTCAGCTCGTTAGCGTAGACAGCACCATCCAACATCTGACGGGTATGCCCTTCCCAGACGTTGAGATAACTGTCCATGTCCTTCTCTCGCAGAGTTTCTAGTTCCTCTTTGAGAACTTCAGGAAACCAAGGGTTATCAGACCAGTTGACCTTATGGACTTGTGCGCTTGGTGGCGAGTTAATCACGAATCGCTTGTAAGTCTCGTCTGTATCTAGGTCAGGGTTGAAAGTTACCCAAATCTCAGAGTTTGGCTTGCGGATGGTAGGAATCAAGGTTTCCCATGACACCTTAGACACCGCCTGACCTTCTTCAATCCAGCAAATATCCACACCCTCAAACGACTTGATGGATGTGACATTGTGCTTTAGACCAGCAAACGAGAACTCAGAGCCGTTAATCCCGTAGATAGCTGTACGCTGTACGTCAAAGAACGACTCAAGCCCCATAGCCTTGATTTGGTCATGGAGCAGGGCAATAACCGAGTCTGAGATCGAATTCTGAAGCTCACGGGCGCAGAGAACCCTTGTAGGTTTCTGAACTGCGATAGCAATCAAAGCTCGAGCAACACCCCACGATTTGCCTGACCCCCTACCACCGTAGAGGATTTTGTATCGTGCTGGCTCAAACAAGAATCCCAGTTTTTCAGGGAAATCTAGTTCAAGATTCATTAGGCTTCTTGAGATTGATCGTGATTCCTGAGACTTGGACAGGGCCACCATTTGCGCCTGTCATTTCAGTCCTTGATAGCTTTGGAGCTGCATACTCAGCCAACTTAGCCAACATATCTAGGGCTTTATAAGGGTCTGGCTTGCGGTCTTGAGTAATGTCACCATTGGCAACGTCAGAAAGCCACTTCTCTACATTTTCAGAGTTATTTGATAGCAGAGCAGTAATAGTTTCTCTAAACTCAACAGTGGAGCGATTAGGGACTCCCTTTGGTCTGCCTTTACCCTTTTGCGCTTCAAATTTTGAATTTTCTTCGCGTACTTTATGCATTTTCTTACCAATTCCTTACGGCTCGTTGGTGTTGTTGATATGTGGTTAGTCTAGCAGATTTCGTTTCCGCGCTTCATACCAGTTCCACAGGAATAAAGACGTTATCAGACCACACTCGCTCTGCGAAAAAGTAGCCCATTCGTTGAATCATTATAGCGATTTCGGGGTCTGTCATGCCATTTTTGCCGAGCTTCTTTTGCTCAATGATGATGATAGGGCGTGAGCGCATAATGGTTTTCTTTGCGCCTTTGAGTGCGTTTTCCTCAAATCCTTCCACATCCAACTGAAGCAAATCAGGGTCAAGATTCAGGCTGTCAATGGTCATCATTGGGATGCCAGATTCACATTCCTCGATCTGAAGCGCACCAGCGTTCTTCTCGCCATCACCTTCAACCATGCGGCAAAAACCTGCTTTGTCAGACAGACCAGCCTTGTAGATTTCCACGTTTTGTTCGTCTACGTTGCGCTTGAAGCACTCATAGTTCACATCATCAGGCTCAAAAGTCACGACTTTGGTGAAAAGCTGTGAATAAATCTTTGACCAGACACCGCAATTGCCACCAGCATGGATAACCAAGTTCCGCTGTGGAACCCACTTCACCAGCTCAGGAATAGCCTGCATCTCACGAGGAATCCAGTTCCACGCTTCAACGTCATTCTTAGGCCACCACCAGCCATCACGGTTTTCGATCATGTTTTCCATTCTTCAGCCCTTTCATAGCCTTTTGTAGAACCCCAAAATTGGGTAGCGAAACAATGACCGTTGCCTTCGTACCTATACCCAGAGAAGTGATCTCTTGTGAAATAGTGTGAAGGGTAAACAGTCAATGGATACTCTGTTTGATGGTAAACCTCAGTAATGTGCATTGGGCCAGTTGTCTCCCAAGCTCTGTACTTTGTGACGGTTTCCTTGGCTCTCAGGTCTTCAATACATTGACCAAAGAAGGGATTTTGTGGAATTGAACCCATGACGCTGACGTTAATTAGCCCAGGTCTGCGTGTTTCCTGCTCCCAATGCGCAAAAGCATCAGGCTTCAGCAACCAATCCTCTAGCGGCGCAAGGCAGACAGAATCAGCGTCTAGCGTTATACCGCCTTCGTTGTAAAGGATTTCATAGCGCATCAGGTCAGCGACTCCACACAATTCGTGTTTAGCCATTTCCTGAATGTGCTTGGCGTTGAACCATTTTGTGTTTTTCAGGTCTGCATTGCCCCAAATCCTCAACTCATAGTCAGGATTTATGGTTTTCCAAGTCTCGATGCAGTGATCTGGTCGTTTGGATTCGTCACCGACCCAAACAAAGTGAAGCCGCTTTGGAATCACTTTTTCTTTTTCATCACTTTTTTAGCCTCGCTCAATGCGATTGCGATGCCTTGCTTTGGGTTTGTGACAACCTTGCCACCTTTGCCTGAGTGCAAAGTGCCAGATTTGTATTCGCCCATTACTTTGCCAACTTTCTTGGCTCCAGCTTTAGTCATTTTCATATTCAACCTCTTTCATCACAGGTGCTTTTTCCCAAGCCTTGCAGGTGCGCAGCGTGTGGCAGCAAAATTCAAATTTGTGGCAGTAACCGCGACCACCACCGTCTTTGTCAAACTCGTCTTGTGGCACGACTTCCATCGCTTCCAAGGTTTCAGGTTGGTCATCAAAGTATTCGCAGTTAGCGCACAAGCGGCGCTTTGCTTGGTCTGGTGATGTACGCCAGACGTTAGCAAGACCGCGCCAATATTCGCTGTTTGGAGCGTCAACCTTGACAGGGCCGAGCATCTGAGTCTCAACCAAGGTATCGCGTGTTTTTTTGTTTGATTCTGCTGTCAAGCCTTCGATTACGGGCTTTTCTGCCTCGATTTCCTCGATTTCAACTTTGATTTCAGCAGCACTTCCGAGCAAGCCAGCCATATAAGCCTTTCAAAAAGAAGGCAGACTAGCTGCCTTAAAGACCTAGTTTCCCATGAACAAAAAAAACTAGGCAACTGATGAGTTATTGTAGTTCATCAGGCCACTTTCCACTAGCTTTTAGCTTTGCCACAGTCTTTTGATACGCCATTTGCCAAAGCATCCTGCGCTGTTCTTTTGTTAGCCTAGCGCCTTGGTCTAGTTCTGTGTGGCATTTTTGGCACAAAGCGGCTGTGAACTCATCGCTTGCCTTGATGCCACGGCCTTTATTTCCCCAATCTGACCAATTTGAATGAGCCGCTTGCGTTTCTCCCTCTATGTAACAGTTTTGACAAGGCAAACTTGCGACATTTTTCAAATGCTCTTTTGATCTGAAATATTTGTATTTCGGAATCATCATCGTAATGCTCTTTCTAAAGAATCGCCACGTTTTAAGCGTTGTTGCACTTTATCGCTATTCTTTCCAAGATGGTCACAAAGTTGTTGCAATGTGTATTTCTTAGATTGATATTCAAGAATCAAGTTGTTTGATCTATTGTTTTGCTGTTCTTTTTGCGTTGCCCATCTGCAATTTGATGGCTCATAGTTGCCATTCACGTCAATACGATCAATAGACATTCCATCTGGAGCCTCACCCATGTCCTTGTAGAAAGATTCAAATGAATTTTTCCAAGATTCACAGACATAGATTCCACGACCACCATAAATCATATATTTTTTATTGTTTTGGTTGTAACAACGCTGTTTCATTCCAATCCAGCTCTTATATGTTCTTGTGTTTGTCATTCCGTGAATTCGTTTTGCTCTACCTTTTGCAGCAGCATCATCAAGAAACAAACATCCACAGCTTTTTGTCTGACCAGTTCGTAGGCATGAACTAGAAATATCTTTTGTTTTTCCACACTCACAAAGACATTTCCAGAATACAGCACCGCTTGAACCTCGCCTGTCTGTTTTTTCAATAACAGTCAAACGACCAAACTTACCACCAAGCAGATTTACAAGTTGACCCATATAAAACCTCTAAAGCCTTTAGACGTTTTCATTGTAGCATCATGCTGCAACTGGTTCTATTTTTCTCATCTTGTTAGCCTTGTATTCTTTTTCTATGTCTTCAAGCGCCAGCTCAAGCGTTCTAACTGAGCATTGGCGTAGCTGTTCATCATGTAAAGACAAAACTGTCTCAACAGCCTGAAGTTCCAAACCTGTGAAAACAAAGCTCTTCCCGCTTACTCCACGCTGTGCCATCGCATAAATTGCGTCTTGTGCTTGTCCGATTTCCTCAAGCCAATCACGACCTAGTTGGCGCTTTGCCAGTGCTTCGGCGCAGTTGACCATTGTGATGAGATTGTCCACATGGTGCGTGTCGCCTCGACCTTCACGAATCTCGTCAAAGGAAACGTGGTTCTTAATCATCAGCTTAGTCCCTGCGTCTGGTACTTCTGCGACTTTCTTGAATCCGCTGATTACCCATGTCAGAGCATCCATGCGAACGCCTTTGGGTTTGTATTTCTTTCTAGGTTTGCTCATGCTTCACCTCTTGCTCGGATGTGGTAGGCGCACATTCCAGCTTCACCAGATGCAATTGATAGGTCTGGATGATCGCTGTATCTGTCTTCACAAACTTTTGCACACGCCTCACGCTCATCAAGCTGTCCAGCGCGGTAGCCTTGCTTGTAGCCAATCTTGTTGTGCTTTGCGCATAACTCATCTAAGTCTTCAACTAAGTGACCAATGATGACACCTTGCGCATTGCGAACGATGCCGTTCTCTTGCAATGTCACTTGCTCTGTTTTGCAGATTTCTTGGTTCATGCTTCACCTCTTAGTTTTTTCATTGCCTCATCATGACCTTTTGCAATGTGTTCTTGAGCCGATAAATCTGCCCAACAAGCAATTCCAACGCAAATCAACGGGACAAATATATAAAGTAAAAGTTCAATCATTTTTCCCCCCTTGTTCGTATTAACTCTGAACAAAGCAAGTCAAGCCGTTTTCCGTTGTATGCGTTGACAAAAGCATTGTCGTCTTGGTTTTTCCAGCAAAGATTTGCACACGCCTCACGTTCTTTAGCTGCTACCAGTTTGGCAAATGCTTCAAGTTCTTTTGTTGCAATGTGAACATTACCAATAAAACCAGCTTCTTTAGCCATTTCATAAATTTCATCTTTTGTCATTGCATCGCCTTGTCTGTTGCTCTGTTAGTTGCTTCCTCACTACGCCAAACGTCAACCCTCATCCTTGCGGCTTCTAGCTTCCATTTGAGCATTTCCTCTATTTCAATGGCGCTTGCCAAGCCTTCCAAAAGCTCCAAATACTCAGGATGCGCATAGGCTTCGCGTTCTTGTGCGTTTGCCGCCTCAATGCCTCTGAGCATCGCATCTCGCATCAATAAAGCCTTTTTAGACTTTCTGAATTCTTCAAGATGAACCCTTTTTGCTTTTGCGGCAGCAAAGTGCTTTGCGTTAGCCAAGATGAAATCAATGGCTTTTTGTGGTGCGCTCATTTTGTTTCCAGTTCAATCAGCAAGTCCACAAAATGCTTGATCTTTTCTAAGTCCTTAATACCACCTTTATCCCGCCACCTAGTCGCATATTTGATGATGCAACCTTCAATGAATGGGATTTCGTTTAAATGGATGTAATACACAGGCTGAATTCTCAGCTTTTTGTAGTGATTTCCATCAACTTGGTTGTCTAACGCGCTCATTTAATTGCCCCTATAAATTTCAAAGCCTCATCAGGGCTTTCTACAACGCCCAAGAAGGCGCATTTCCATTCCTCATGCCACTTCACTTGATCGTCTGTCAATCTGCGCTGTGATGGCGCTTTCCTGCCATCCTTGACCTCAATAAGATAGAACGTGCCTTCGTATTGGCAAAGCAAGTCAGGTACGCCCTTACCAATAGCCGACAAATCTTGAACTTTAGCGCCAGCCGCCCTAAGCGCACTGACCACCTGAATTTGATTTGCATCAGTCCTTGCAGCACGCCTCACTTAGTCTCCAAAGGTAACTCAACAACAGGCAAAGCCAGCATATTTTCTTTGGCGTACTCAAACCCAAGGTCGTAAGCGTTGCTCATTGCGGTTACTGTGTTTTCATCGCATCCAACGCCTCGCAGCATTGCAATCATGTCATCTTTGCTCATGTGTTCTTCTCCTTAGATTTATTTATCCAGCACACCCAGTGGTAAACAGTGCCTGAATCATTCCAAAATCTATCCCCAACCTTAAACAGCCCAAAGCATCGTGGGCATTGATGTGGTTTGAATAAAGAGTTCATGTCTTACTCCTTAATGCCGTGGGCGGCTTCGCGTTTTGCCAGAAAGTCATCATATGTATGGCCCGCTGCGTGATGCCGAATCCATGCGTTGTATTCGTCTGAGACAGCTTGAAGTGTTTTCAAGTCTGGCGACTCAATAGATCGCACGAATGGGTGTAAGTCTGCGTCTTCAATCACCCATTGGTCGCCATTCCATTTACCACCACACTGTTTGAACTTTGCTTCAATCTGCTCATCCGTCACGGGTTGCCGTCCCGTAGGGACATATGGTGTGGTGTAGAGAGGTTCAGCGTCTTTGATTCGCGTCTGCCAATCGCTTCCGCTACCGCTATCGATGTACTTGTAGCCATAGCCATCAAAGTCATAGCGCATTGCCACAGGCTCACCCTGCTCTTGCTTGGCTGGCTGTGCTGCGGGTGGGGTGGTATCTGGTGGAAAGTTGTAATCCCAAGCATTCCAAATAGTTGTAAAAGGCTTTGGGCATTGCCCATCAGTATGCTCATGCTCTGGTCGCATACAGTTTGCGCAGCAATCCCACACCGGTTCGTTGCATTTGGGCCATCCACATTGAAGGTTATGGTTTGGACACACGCCGTTGTTTTCGCGTTTTGCCTTGCAGTGGATTGCAACAGGCTCCTGCACAGGTGCTGGCTGTGCGGGCGGTGTGGTGTATACGCGATATTCGCCATCGGGCAAACCTTGAAGGTTTACGCTGCGAAACGCATGAATTCCGTGGGCGTGATTAAGAATCGCCACAGGCTCACCCTGCTCTTGCTTCTCTGCCTCTGCGATGGCTAGTGCTTCACGCGCTACCACTTGAGCATCTCCAGCAAAGTGTGTGTTGCGCGGGTCAGCAATGCGCTCAAGCGCCAGCTTCATTGCTTCTTTACTCATGTCTTACTCCTTAATGCCGTGGGCGGCCCAATCACGAAGCCAAGTTTTTAAAAAATCGCGCTTGCTGTCACGGTGCAGGCAAGTCCGCAGTCCGTCGATGATGCTGTCAGCCTGCTCATCCGTCAGCGGCTTGCGTTGTTGTGGTGTGGTGTAGACCTTGCGTACTTCCCAGCCGTGCAAGTGTTTTTGAGAGATCCACCATTGAGCATCGCCCTCATTGGTGTCGCACCACATCCCATCCGTTTCTTCGATGTGACGTTTCTGCCATTGGGCCACAGGCTCACCCTGCTCTTGCTTGGCTAGTGCTTCTTCTAGGGCTTTGATGGCTTTGCCCATGCGCTCAACATGATGAAACGGAAGCCCGCCGTTCCAAACTCCTTTGCACGCCTCAAGCGCCTGTTTCATTG